GTCTGTCACGTTGTCTGATCTTTCCAACTGCTCCATCATTACGATGGCACGAAATGCGTTGGTACACGAATTCTTAAAGACAGACTGCACAGAGCTTCTGTTTATTGATGCGGATGTGGTTGTTACTCCTGATGACATCATGCGCTTGATGGCCCAGAGTGGCGGTAAAGACATTACTGCTGGTGCATACCCACGCAGAGCCAAAGATGCTAAGTTCTTTGCAGATGTTTACTACGATGAAAATGGTGAACCTGAGTTTGAAGGTTCATTGATGCGTTTAAAACGTGCGCCTACGGGGTTTATGTTAATCCAACGCCACGTCATTGAACAGATGGTGGCGGCTCATCCAGAGTGGACTTACGAGAAGTCCCCGACAGAAAAAATGTCAGCCGTGTTTGATTTTGCTATCCGTGATGGCAAGTATGTTGGCGAAGACTACCTGTTTTGCGACAGAGCAACTGAGATGGGTTTTACCGTCTACCTAGACGTAGATATTAGCTTGCCGCACGTCGGCCAAGAAACGTTTGAGCGCAATTTCCGCGAAGAAGTTGTAATGCCTTTGCTGGAAAATATTTACCAGCACAAACTGAAAGTCGTAAATGGCTAAATCACCAGCATGGCAACGCAAGGAAGGCAAATCGGACAAGGGCGGACTGAACGCCAAAGGACGTGCTTCCTACAACAAAGCCAATCCGGGCAAACCGGGATTGAAAGCCCCCCAGCCCGAGGGCGGGTCCCGGCGCGACTCCTTTTGCGCCCGGATGAGTGGCATGAAGAAAAAACTCACGAGTGCGGAGACAGCCAAAGACCCGAACTCACGTATCAACAAGAGCCTGCGGGCGTGGAACTGCTGAAATGAGCGAAAATCACGAAACTGCAAAGCATGTTGTTGACGCGTTGTCTATCATGACCGTTGTAGGAACTTTGGTGGAAATGTTGCCGTCGATTGCCGCAATCTTTACAATAGTGTGGACGGCCATCCGCATTTGGGAAACCGAAACAGTTCAGAATTTGTTAGGGCGCAAAAGCGCTCCAAAGGGCGAATAACCATGGCGGGCATTGACTCATTGGTAAAAGGCGCTGTTGGCTCATTTGCCAAGGATAAAGTCACGCCTATGTTGTCGCCTACCCAGCAGGACTTCCTTGCTTTTGCGCTTAACCCACAGGCATACCTTCTTAACAAGGGCGTCACCGCAGCGGCTGACTACTTGGGGTATGGCAATCAGGTCAGAGAGTTAAAAGCTGGCGCTGACGACGAAAAAGATTATTACAAAGAAGTAATGCGCGATACGATTGGTGACGCATTGCCTGAAAGTATTGGTGATTTTGTACGCGCAACGCCTAGGGTTGAAGAGCCATACGATCCCTACAACGGTTATTATGCTCAGAATATAGGTGATTGGGTAAGCACTCGCGAGTCAACTCCAGAAGCCAATGATAAATTTGAAAATTTTGTTCGCAATGAAAATTACGGAACTCAAACCCCCGGTACTGGAAAGTATGTTGGGCCGTTAGCCGAAGACAATCCAATATTTGAGGCAAATGTTAGCAATCTTCCATACGAACTAAAGTCAACGCCCGTTAGCGGCGCGCCTGATGACTTTGACCCAGCTTTGTTAGCGTCTATCATACGCGGAAGTAGTGAAGATACGTCAGATATACCAGAGATGGTTACAACTGGTACCAAAGAAACAGCCCCAGATGGATACACGTTTGACGAAAATACAGGTATGGTTGTACCCGTGGAAGAAAGCTTAGCTCCTGCTGGGTACACGTTTGACGCCGATTTTGGTATGAACGTACCGTTTGATAACAGCGGTGGGTACAGTGATTTTGGTGGCGGTGGAGGTGGCGGTAAGTTGGAAGATTACTCTTACAGCGAATACCGCCGAGGCGGTCAAGTTTGCGGATGTAAACACTAATGCCAAGTACAAGTAAAAAACAACATAATTTCATGGCGGCGGTGGCTAACAACCCATCGTTTGCCAAGAAAGCAGGCGTCCCACAGTCTGTGGGCAAAGACTTTAATCAAGCGGACAAGGGCCGCAAATTTTCTAAAGGTGGCGATATGAAACACGAAGACGTAAAGATGGACAAGTCCATGATGCAGAAGGCTGTGAACAAACACGAAGGCCGTTTGCACAAAGGTGAGCCAATGACCAAGTTGGCCAAAGGTGGCATGACTGCATCCAAAATGGGGTCTGTAAAAACCGCCGCCCCAAGCCGTGACGGTGTTGCTTCAAAAGGCAAAACCAAAGGTAAGATCGTTAAAATGAACTACGGCGGCAAAGCCTGCTAAAGGGGAATATTATGGGAATGCCAATGCCACAAAAAATGTCGGTACGCGACAAGATTAATGCCGCTAAAGCCGCGACACAAGCTAAACTTCAAGCGGTTCGTGACGCCCGCAATGCAGTGAAACCAGTTGGAAAACCATCGGTGTCACCAATGCCAATGTCTGACCAAACGCAAATGCCTGACCAAATGCCAACTATGGTTAGTGAGTTGTCAGCCAACGAAATCAAAAAACAAGCTTCTACCCCTAGGGTTACCGGCGGTGGTTTTAATACGCCAACTGGCAAATTTGACCCAAGCACAGCACCAGCACTACCCGATGGCGCGGTGTACAAAAAAGGCGGCAAGGTTTCTGCGTCTCGTCGTGCAGACGGTATTGCGCAACGTGGTAAAACACGCGGAAAGTACATCTAATCATGATGGCCAGTCGTGGAATGGGGGCTATCTCCCCCAGCAAAATGCCCAAAGGCGTGCGTAAAGCACGCCGGGATGACACTGACTTTACTCAGTATGCTGAGGGTGGTCCTGTTGGCCTTTACGCCAACATTAACGCCAAACGTGCGCGTGGTGAAAAGATGCGCAAACCCGGGCAAAAGGGCGCACCCACGGCTCAAGCTTTTATTGACTCTGCAAAGACAGCTAAAAAATGACCACTACCGGCTCAACCCTCTTCAATATGGACTTCACGGAAATAGCCGAGGAAGCTTGGGAGAGGGCTGGCCGTGAAATGCGTTCGGGCTATGACTTGCGAACTGCCCGTCGATCAATGAATTTGATGACGATTGAATGGCAGAACAAGGGCATCAACATGTGGACAATGGAGCAGGGTATTATCAACCTGACTCCCGGTCTTGCCACGTATGCGCTGCCAACGGACACGATTGACTTGCTAGAACACGTCATTCGTACTGGGTCCAATACTGCGTCTACGCAGGCGGACTTAACCATTACACGCATTAGCGTTTCTACCTATGCCACTATTCCAAACAAGCTTAGCCAAGCTCGCCCAATTCAAGTCTGGATTCAAAGACTCTCTGGCGAAACAAACCCAACGAATTCGGTCTTGGACGGCGCGATTTCGTCAACAGCCACCACAATAACGCTAAATACAGTAGTTGGATTAGCCGGTTCGGGCTTTATCCGCTTGGACAGCGAAGATATTTACTACACGTATGTATCAGGGAATACCCTAGGCGGTGTGTTCCGTGGGCAGAACAATACAACGGCTGCGTCGCACATAACTGCAACGGCTGTGTACGTCCCCCAGCTTCCAGCAATAACTGTTTGGCCAACACCGGACAATACGACCACCTATCAGTTTGTATACTGGAGGCTCAGACGCGTCCAAGACGCGGGTGCTGGCGCAGAGACTGCCGATATGAATTTCCGTTTCCTGCCCGCTTTAACGGCGGGTCTGGCGTACCACATTGCAATCAAAGTACCTGAGTTGATGCCCCGCGTGCAAATGCTCAAGCAAATATACGATGAAACGTTTGATATTGCCGCTGGGGAAGACCGCGAAAAAGCAGCTGTTCGGTTTGTGCCTCGTCCTAATTACATTGGTAGTGGTACATAATGGGGAATAGATTTGCATCCGGCAAGATAGCGATTGCTGAATGTGATCGTTGTGGCCAGCAGTACCAACTGAAGAAGCTTAAGACTGAGATCATTAAGCAGCGTAAGTATCAGTTGTTGGTTTGCCCTGAGTGCTGGGACCCTGACCAGCCTCAATTGATGCTTGGGACGTTTCCCGTGGATGACCCACAGGCTTTGCGTAACCCACGCAAGGACACAACGTATGTCACATCAGGTGTCAACGTTAACGGAAATCCTTCAGGTGGTTCACGGGATATTCAATGGGGTTGGTACCCGGTTGGCGGGGCGAGGTTAAATGATGATGGATTGACACCAAACTACTTGGTGGCAACGACATTTGTTGGTACAGTAACGGTATCTTAAGGAGCTTAAAATGGCATTCACACGATCAGCAGACGGCATCGCTAAAAAAGGCAAAACCGAAGGTAAAAATTTGGGTGACAGCGGTCCCACATCTAAACAAATGATGGGCGGCAAGGGTAAAGGTAAGGGTAAGACCAATTCCGATATGTTGTCTATGGGTCGTAACTTGGCAAAAATTGCCGCACAGAAGCGAGGCTAATCATGGCTAAAAATAATCTCCCAGCATCTGCATACGCGGGCCGCGCAAAAGAAGCGTTTAAGCAGCTTGCTAGTCGCCCAAACATGAGCAATGCAGCAAATGTAGACATGTCTGTTGGCGCAATTAGCCGTTCTGCTGGTGACGAACCAACAAAGACTAGCGGTATCAAAATTCGTGGTACTGGCGCAGCTACCAAAGGCGTGATGGCACGAGGCCCAATGGCATGAACTACACCCAGCTTGTCACCGCGGTAAGTGATTACTGCGAGAACTCTTTCCCAACCACTGACATGGATACATTTATCCGTCAGGCAGAGCAGCGCGTATATAACATTGCGCAACCAGCTAATTTGCGAAAGAACGTGACAGGCTCATTGACTACAGGCAATAAATATTTGCAGTGCCCTGCGGATTTTTTGTCTGTATATAGTTTGTCCGTATACCCATACAACACCACAACGGCCACGGGGTCATCGGGCGCAAACACAATTGTGGTAGCAAGTACTATTGGTATTGCAGTAGGCCAGCAAGTGACTGGCACTGGTATCGGGACTAACGCGTTGGTTAGAAGCATTGCAGGTACTACAGTCACATTGACCGTAGTTAACAGCGCCGCTGTGTCTGGCTCTGTTGTGTTTCAGGGCGATTATCTGTATTTGCTAAACAAAGACGTTAACTTCATCCGTGAAGCATACCCGTTGTCCGCACAGGTAAGCGAACCTAAGCACTACGCAATCTTTGGCCCTCGGTCAGATGATGTGAATGAATTGACATTTATTGTTGGCCCAACACCTAGCGCAGCGTACAACGCAGAGCTGCATTATTACTACTACCCAGAATCTATTGTTACCGCAGGTACATCATGGCTTGGTGACAACTTTGACTCGGTATTGTTGTATGGCACGATTTGCGAAGCGCTTGTGTACATGAAGGGTGAGGGTGACATGATTACTGTTGCCAACGAACGCTACAACCAAGCAATCGCTCTCTATAAAAATCTGGCAGATGGTAAGCAGCGTATGGACGCATATCGTGATGGCCAAGTTAGGACGGCTGTTTCATGAGCATCCTTCAAACCCAAACGACTAGCTTTAAAACAGAGTTGTATACGGGCGTTCACAATTTGCTTACGAACACCTTATACATTGCTTTGTACACAGCCAATGCCAATTTAAACGAAACTACTACTGTTTATACGACAGATGGTGAAGTTAGTGGTACAGGATACAGCCCCGGCGGAGTGCTATTAACTGGCGTAACAATCAATTCTTCTGGGTTTACAGCGTACGTCGATTTTGCGGATGTGGTGTTTAACGCATCAGTAACGGCGCGATGTGCTTTGATCTATAACGTAACTCAAGGTAATAAGTCTATTGCGGTCTTAGACTTTGGGTCTGATAAAACATCTACCACCACTTTCACCATCACAATGCCGGCTAATACTGCATCAGCGGCATTGATTCGCAGTTCTAATTAAGGAGTCAATATGACCACGGAAAAACTTAAAGCAAGCGACCATGTTTTCAGCGGTCTTATTGCAGGCACTAAATCAACCGAAGAAGCTAAAGCCACGGGCGTTTACCATATTGAGTGCCATGACAAAGACGGCAACTTAAAGTGGTCTGCTGAGTCTAAAAATTTGGTTGTAAACGTTGGCCTTCAGTACATGGCCGGTACGGCATTAACTTCAGTGACCCAGATTACAGCTTGGTACATTGGCCTGTATGGTGCTGGTGCTTCTAATACTCCTGCGGCTGGCGACACAATGTCTTCTCACGCTGGCTGGACTGAAGTTGTGCCTTATAGCAATGCAACCCGTGTGGCGGCTACATTTGCCACTGCTACAACAGCTAACCCATCGGTGGTTACAAACTCGGCATCTCCAGCTACGTTCAACATTAACGCTTCAGCAACTGTTGGCGGTGCGTTTTTAACAAGTGGCAGTGCTAAGAGTGGTACGACTGGAACATTGTTTTCTGCTGCTGACTTTTCTTCCCCCGGTGATCGCTCTGTAGTTTCGGGTGACGTTTTGTCTGTAACGTACACATTCAGCTTGGCAGGATAATATGTCAGCGTGGGGTTCCGGCACATGGGGTGAAGGTGGCTGGGGCTTCACGGCTTTTTCAAGCACGGTTGGTGAGACTGCAACAGGAACGGATGCCGTTTCTTCGCAAGCAACGTTAAACTCTAGCGTCAGCGAAACGGCTACAGGTACAGATGAAGTTAGTGCAGTACCTACAATTAACGTAGCAGTCAGTGAAACAAGTACAGGTTCAGATGCAGTTAGTGCGTTAGCAACATTTGGATCGGCAGTAAGTGAGTCAGGTGCGGGTAGTGATGAGGTAAGTGCTACTAAAAGATTTGACGCGGAAGTTAGTGAGGCAGCGACAGGAACAGACGAAGTTAGTGCATTTGCCAACTTCTTAAGTCAAGTTCTTGAGACTGCAACTG